GTTGAGCGGCTGATACTGCTTTGCACCGAGACATCGGAAGGCCTTTCACCCCGGGAGCTAGTCGAAGGCGGATGGCGAGACCTTGTCACACCTTTCCTTAAGGATGAACCTCATCCACCTAGGAAGGCAGACGTAGGTGCTTGGCGTTCCGTCATGTGCGTGAGCCTCGTAGACCAAATCGTCGAACGAGTCCTCTACACTAGACTGCTGTTTGCGCTCAAGGAGTCCTTTCCGGATTCCGACGCCCTAGTAGGAATGAGTTTCACAGATGAAGCTACAAAGGAGTTCGCCAGCATTGTCCAGAGGGATCTCACTGGCCGACACGTCTCCACAGACGTGAGCGGCTGGGATAGGTCGCTCGGTGCGGAGTACTTGTACGAGGCTGTAGAAGCGTGTATCGCTTCCGCTGTCGTCGAGTGCCCTGCGTGGAGCAATGCCGCGAGGAATCATGTGTATGGCCTGGTTCGCCCAGTGTTCATAGTCCCTGACGGTGGGACATATGTCCTCGTGGAACGCCCGGTGCCGGGTGGGATGCTTTCAGGATCCTACCTCACCACTTTGTTCAACACCTTGGCCCGCTTAGACGCTAGTCGTATTGCAGGGTCCCTTCGTGCGAAGGCGGCCGGCGACGACTGTCTGGAAGTCTTTCCAGACGGCGTAGACGTTGTGGCCAGGTATAAAACATTGGGCTTTACCATCAGGTACGCAGAGTACCATACCGCTGACGACTACGAGTTCTGTAGCCACAGGTATAGGCGTGACCGCCCTGGCGCGTGTTCACTTACCTCGTGGAAGAAGTTGTTGTTGCGGTATTGTCTCCTCGCTCGTGTGGAAGACGAGCAGTATTGTGCCGCGGTCCATGAGACCAGGCATAATGAAGAGCGAGACTTGTTGCGAAACATCTTTGAGACTGTCTATGCAGAGTCCAATGCCACCACTGTGGAGACGACGGTGGGACAAAACGACATACATAGCAACGTTGATATCTCTTACAATGCCAACCAAGAAGAGCAAACCCCAATCGCGCAACGCGAGGCGTCGGGCGCAGAAGAAGTCTTCTGTCCCGGTGCAGATGCGTTTTGGAGTTCCGAGCAGGAATGCTAAGAACTCCATGGCCGTCCAGCCTACCCCAGGAGATCACGCGCACACTGTCGCCCTCTGTAACCCGTTTTCAGAAGAGGCGGTAGGAGCCAAGATCCCGGATGACGACAGTACCAAATCTGTAGCGGTGACCATTAGGGACACCTTTACGATGAATACTGACGCCAACGGTAGGTCTGACTGCCGGTTCAGCCCACAGTGCTCTGGACACGTGTCACTTCCCGC